CAGGCTGCCGACCACGAGCAGGCGCAAGACTTAGCCACACAGCAGGCATCTACGGCTGCGGCTTCTCAGGTATCCGATCAGGCGCACCAGCAGACGATGGCAGAACAGGCACAGGCGAATCAGCCAGGGCAAGAAACTTCATGATGCGAGCGGCTTACGCGGCATCGCCTTCAACTCGTCCATGATCTTCGCCAATGCGCTGGTTAATTTATCGCAGGCTTCGGCCTGATTCGCCGCCGGAATCGAGAAATTGATCCATAGCCAGTCTGACCAGCGATGGCCAAGTAGCCAGCAAATAAGTTTCATGCCGCAACTTTAGCACCCAGCCTCATCTCCAAGGAAACCAATAATTTATGAGCACAACCGCGATTACCCCGGAAACCTCCGCTCCCGCAGCAGCCCCTGAAACCGTCGAGACTCCCGAAGTCAGCGTCCAAGAGCGCTTAGACCATGCCTCCCAGGCAGAGCTCGATACCTGGCGGCGCACCGGGGATATTCCGGCCGCAAAGATTGCCGAGAAAGCGGCAGAGAAGAAGGACGACACAGGTAGCGACAAACAAGCTTCGGCGCGTACCGCAGCCCCCGCCACTGCATCGCAAGAGAAAGACACCAGCAAGAAATCGGCTGAATCCGGAGCCTCGCCCGCTCCCGCTGCTGACGCCGCGGCCTCGCAGACCGCAACTCAACCACAGAGACGAAACAAAGCAGACGCCCGCTTTGAAAAGCTTCTAGACGCATGGGAAAAAGATCGCGAGGAATTGAACTGGCGGCGCAGTCAACCTTCGGCCACCACTGCCGACAAGCAGGAGTCGCAACCTGCAACCGAAACCAAAACTGCCCCCGGTGCGCTCCCGCCCCGCCCCAAACTGACCGACACTGATCCAAAAACCGGAAAGCCCTTTAGCACCCTCGATGCGTGGAGTGACGCCGTCGACGAGTGGAACGATAAGCGGCTGGAGGCCAAACTCAGTGAACGGTTAGGGAAGGTGGAACAGGAGCGGAAACTGTCGGCCGAGGAGCAAAAAGTTGCCGACAGCGTGCAGGCCAAATCGAAAGCCGCCATTGAAAAGTACAAAGACTTTTACGAAGTTGCCGCCAATCCCAAGATGCCCATTCCCTCCGGCTCAGCGGTGGACCTGTTCATCAAGGATTCCGACAATCCAGGCGAAGTTTTGTACTATCTCGGAAAACATCCCGAGATCCTGGCGGAGTTCTACGGCTGCGCCTACGATCCCGACACCAAAATGTGGGACTACGGTGACTTTGACCTGAAGACCGGCAAATTCACCAACCACGTCTCACCCATTCGTCAAGTCAAGCGGCTTGAAGCCATCGAACGAGAATTGTCTGCCGCGCCCGCCGCGAAGCCCGCCGCGGAAGATCGTCCTGTCAACCCTCCACCTGCAAAGCTGCCCCCCCCACCCACAGAACTCGGCGGACGTCGCGCCGCGCCGGTGGATGAAGCCGAGGCCGCTCTGCAAAGAGGCGACTTTGCGGCATGGAAGCGAATTAGTGATGCACGCGACATAAAGGCTTCCTCGCGATGAGTGCCCGGCGGGAATTCCCCGCCAAAGGACGAAATTTAAATGGCAACCGCAAACACCTTTCAATTCGTTGACTGGGTGGCCGCTGAATCTCTGCGTATGCTGCTGAACCGGCTGGTATACGCACAGTTCGCCACTCACGAGTACGAAAAAGAATACGAGCGCACCTACGCGGTCGGCGAGACCGTCCGCGTCAAACTGCCGCAGCGCTGGCTGGTCACAAACGGCTTGGCGTTCCAACCCCAACCCATCAACCGGATCTACACCACCATCTCGGTCAACCAGATTTTCGGCATTCACTTCCAGGTCGATTCACTGGAGCGGGCGCTGAAGATGGAGCGCGGCCGCGAGTGGTTCAAGAAAGAGTACATCGACAAGCAAATGGCTAAACTGGCGAACGAAATTGATCGCCGGTTCGCGCTGTTTGCCATGCAGAACACCTCTAACATTGTCGGCCAGTTGGGCGTCGATCCGACTTCCATGACCACCTTCCTGCAGGCCCGGCAACGCTTGATCGAGCAGGGCTGTCCGCAGGATGGAGAGTGGGGCATGATCTATCCACCCTCGGTCGGCACCAGTTTGATTCCGTCTTTGGCCTCGTTCTTCAATCCGACCTCCGAAATCAGCCGGCAGTACAAGCGCGGCTCGATGGGCAAAATGGTCGGCTTTGACTGGTACGAGTCGGTCAACAACTGGCGCCAGACGGCAGGCACGCAGGCCGGAACCAACACGGTGGCAGGCGCGAACCAGCAAGGCTCGCAATTGACCATCAACGCCACGGCCAACGACACCTACAACCAGGGCGATATTTTCGAAATCGCCAACGTCAACGCCGTGAACCCGGAGAACCTGGCAGTGATTTCAACCGCTCAGGGGAAAGAGTTCGTGGTCACCCAATCCATTACCTGTGTCGGCGGCGGAGCGGATGTGCTGAACATCTCGCCCGCTATTTTCGGCCCTGGATCGCAGTATCAGAACGTCGATGCGCTTCCCGCGAACGCGGCGGCTCTGACCTCGTATCCGGGAACCACTTCACCCAACGCAAAGTCTTCGGCGCAGGGCCTGGCTCTGACCAAAGACGCTTACGCCATGGTGGGCGTGGAGCTCGACATTCCGAAAGCCTGCGAATGGAGCGGGCGCGCAACCGATCCCGATACCGGAATCTCGGTGGCGCTGCTCGATATGTTCGATCCGATCGAACGCAAACGGGTATGCCGCGCTGACGTGCTGATGGGCTTCGGGGCGCTTTACCCGGACAATTGCGCCGTGAGGATCGCCTGTAGTTGAAAGGAGAATTCCCGACGCGGCTAGCTTTCCAGCTTTATAGCCACTAGGGAGACAAAAACCATGAAAAACCTCAAGAGCATTTTCGCAGTTTCGGTGCTTGTCGCTCTCCTCGCTGTCGCAGGCTTTGCCCAGCAGCAGGGCGCACAATCGTTAACCACTACCACGCTGTCACAGGCCGTCCCCAATATCACGGGCGGCTCGGCGGTCGCCACGGGGATTTGCCTTACCTCAATCTCGAACGTGACCGCAACCGTCTCCGTCCAGACAACCCTCTGGGTGGATACGGAAGCGATGGATGTGGTCACCAACTCCGTGCCGCCCAGTGGAACCTGTTTACAGGTCACGCGCGGCACCCACGGCACCAAGGCCGAGGGCCATGCCTCCGGCAGAACCGTCTATGTCAGCCGCCCAAACATATTCCAGGGCTACGACGTGGCCGGCACCTGCTGGTCAAACGCCGCCGGCACAGCCACAATTCCAGCGATTCTGCCATGGATCAATCTGTCGGATGGAAATCGCTACGATTGCAAGGCTGACGGGATTTGGTTCCGTTCGGGAATCGGATCGCAGGGCAGCGCCGCGGTGACCTCCGTGCCGGGCTTTTGTACGGGCACGGTCGGCTCGGCGCAGACTGAGTACCTGAATGGGGCAGCCTGTTCGGGCGCGACCACGGCCACGTTTAGTTACACGGTCGCCACCTCGGGGGAACTCGCGAACCTGCGGGTCACTTCGAGCGCGGCGGTCGTGGGTGGGACAGGAAAGGACGTGCTGACCGTCTACAAAAACGGCACGGCCACGTCTTTAACCTGCACCATCGCGGCATCGGGCACAACCTGCTCGGACACTGCCGACGGAGTTGCCACGGTGGCTGGAGATTACATTCAATTCCAGTTCGTGAGCGCAACTTCGGACACCGCAGCCAACGTATCGGCTACGGTCGGCCTGTACGGGCAGTAAGCTTCACTTGTGGCAAAGGGGCAGGGTCATGCTTGGGAGAGGATGGCCCTGCTCCGCAGTTTTATGCAATTTTGCACATCGGATCACCCAGGAGACTTTTTATGGCCGCACAAGGTATGAGTTATCAGGAGCTCGAAACCCGCAAGAAACTTCTACTGGAGGAGTTGGCGAAGACGCAAAACCAAATCATCGACAACCACGCCTCAGCCGAAGCCATCGACATTCACCACCCGGAGCGGAGCATGGGATGGAAGCGAATTCCCTTTCTGGAATTTCCGCGCGTGATGTACCACCCGGTAAAGCTCGATCCGGTGCGGGAAGATTTGCGCATGGGCACGCGGCGGCGCAACGATGCCAACCCAACTTTGGCTCCTCTCGACGTTCCGCACCCCCGCCCACTGACGCGAACCGTCAACAATAAACAGGAAGAGGAGCAAGCTGTGAAGGAAGGCTTTCTCCGGGAACCGCCGCAGCTCGCGGTGAAAGAAGCGGATGCCAGCGGAATCGACGAGGC